GCGAGCCGAGCGGTGCAAGTTCGAACACTTCCGCCAATGCCGTTTCAACAGCGTTTAGGAGGCTGCTCGTGATCGAAGCGCGCTTGAGCGGTGCTGTGCCGTAGTAAGGTGCGGCGACATCGCAGCCCGTCCTGACATGCAGAATCTCGCCTGCTAGAGCGGTTCGGGACGTCCCGCCGCCTGCCTCCGGAATCGAGATGCGATAGGCAACCGGCTTGCCGTTGCGGGTGCGCAAGTCCCAGTCGCTGCACGGGACAAGGCTGTCACCATCGACAAGAAACACAGACTCACCACGCAAGGCGAGCGAGCGGCCAATGAGGGCCAGCGTCGACGGCTTCAACAGGTCCGTGCCGCTGACTTCGGCAAGCGAGAAACCGTTCTCCCATAGGGACACGCAACTTTGAGCGGTGGCCGTCAATTCAGCGATGCCACGGCGGCCGCTAATATAGGCTTCGCGCGCCTGCATCAGTTCGGCCGTGAATCCGCTCATTGCTGACCGCTTTTCGACGGTCGGAGCCGGACGCTTGAACCAATTAAACATGGCGGAAACCTCTCAACAGATCGGCGGCGCCGCTGTTCTGAATCGCCTTGGCCATCCACGATGCGGAACGGCTCATGGAAACGGACTCGATATCGGTGATGTCGACGCGGCTTGACGTTGCGCCGCCGTCGCCCGGATCCTGTGCGAGGTATTCAGCCAATCGGCGCACGGCCTCATTGACGCAATCCGGCACAGGGCCAGCGCCAACGGTTCCGCTGAATCTGTAGGGTCCGCTTGCCGCCAACCAGAAGCCGCCAAGGGGCGATGCATCAAGGGAAGCTGTTTCCCATTCGCCAGCCCGCGACCAAACCTCAACGGTGGCAATCGTGGCCGGCTGAAGCGGTGGCGACCACTCGCCCGGACCTTCGACAATCCACGCAACGCTGCGGGACGTGTAGCGCGCCGCGATGTAGGATTCGATACGCTGCCACGCGACGGTCGCAAGCGCCGCCGCTGCATCGGAAAGGCCGCTAGGTGCAGCGGGATAGGACGATGGCGCGCCCTCAGTCTGTTTCAGGGTGACGGGCATTAGAGCCTCCAACGTCGCAGGGCGGATGGCTTCAAATCGACACTTAGTGTCGATTCGGGTTTCCAGTTCCGAGCCTCGATTTGAGCGGTGGGATAAGCCGGTTTCGTCACCGCTGAAAATTCGGTGGCGATTGCCGCTGTCACGGTGCGGAGAACACCATTGCCGCGCCGTTCAATCCGTTCGCCACCGGCTGCGACTCGGAAGCCGGGCGACAGCCCGCGAATGAGTCCGGCCGCATTGGCTGCGATGAAGTCCTGAGCCCATGACGTCCGGTTTTCGATTGTCGCCTCTAGTTCCAACGCTGAATCTGTGTCGCGGAGCTGAAGCGAACCAGCCGCGCGTGATGCAAGCGGTTTCGCCATGTCGTGCTGAAACAACAGCATGACGTCGCTGCCATCATTTACAGACTGGCGAAAGGCACCGGGGGCAAAGACTTCGCGCCGTCCGGGCGCAAGTTCGGTCGCGACACCATAAGGGAAGGACGCGCGAAGGCGGGTTGAACCGCCCTCGCTACGAACTTCGATGCCGCCTACATTGAAGGCGTACATCATGATTAGCCGCCGCTTGCTTCGGACTGAATGCCGCTCAAAATCTGAAGCTGTTCAGCCCGACTTACGGTGACGTCCATGGTGGCCAGCGCGGTGAGCCGCAGCCCGCCCGACGCAGCGTCCGAATAAACGTCGCGAACCAGGTCAATGGCGCCCCACGTCGCAACAAAGATAGGCGCGACACCGTTGACCGTCGTTGTCAGCAGCGCCTTGGATGCCTTTGGCGTGCCAGTCGGAGCCGCCAGCGCATTCGATGACATGACCGGCTTGCCGACGTTTTTCACGAGTCGGTCCCATTCGGAAACGGCGGTGCCATCGATCAGCGTATCGTCCATGAAGTCATAGACTTCCGGACGAATGAGCAGATTGACCGACCCCGGACCATTGGCAGCGTTCGCCGTCATGAAGCGCACCACGGCAGCGCGGAACGCCTTCCACGATGCCGCAGCATTCACCGCCGTCGACGTGATGCTGTAGCTGCCGACAAGCACGCCCGCAGGCTCACCCGACGAACCGGCACCCTGAAACACGGCCTTGTCCATGCCGACTGCTAGACAGCCGTTCATGTCGCGGCGGATAGCGGCTTCAAGGCCAGCACCGGATTGCAGCAACGCCTTTCGCGTCACAGACATGGTGATGCCGTAGGTGGAATTTGGCGCAACGCTACGTTCTGCGGTGCTGTATACGGTCGGCCCCGCCACGGAGCCGGTTTCGGTTGCAGCCCAGCCACCAGTCACGGACGAATTCACAATCGGATATTCGTTCGAACCGTGGTCAATGTTGATGAAGCGCGCGCCCATCGAACCGGCTGCCGACTTGGCGAAGATTCGGTCAATAATGGGAGCCGTCACCACCGGAGACGGAACGCCGCTGGCAACGGTTTCGCCGGCGCGGGTTTCGATATCCAGCGCAGCATAAGGCACCGGAACGCCCTTGTACGCTCCATGAGAGCGCATTTCAGCGACAACTTCGGCAGTCTCGCCCGAAAGCGCACGTTGCGAGTTGTAGAAGTCCACGACCTGACGAACTTCGAACTTGCTGACCAGGTCGGCGTATTCTTTACCGTCGCGGGTTTCCAATTCGGCACCGGCTTCACGGCGTTCGCTGTCTTCCGCGACCAGGCTGGCGCGGTAGCGGATTTCGTTGCTGCGGTACTCTGCATCCATGGTTTCCATGGAGCGGGTTTCGTCTTCGGTCGGCGTTGCCTTGCCGACAAGTGCGGCGAGCGCCTGACGGATTTCCGACTGACGACGACTGATTTTCACACTCTCAAGCATTCTGCTTCCTTTCATTGCGCCATGGTGGCGACTAAATCGCGCCAGGCTTGGCGCTTCGGGTCTGCGGGTCGCAGCCCAATCTCTTGAATTGTTTTTTTGCTGTGGCAGGACGGACAGAGCGATTGCAGGTTGCTCAGGTCGAAAGCCAATTCGGGATGCGTCCTGACCGGCTGGATATGGTCGACTTCGAGACGGCCACGCGCACCGCACTGAACGCATTTCCAATCGTCGCGGCGCTTCGCGTCGAGCCTGACCACTTTCCATCGCGCGGAGCGGATAACAGCGGCGCTATAGCGGTCGTAATGTTTCAGACCCAAACCGGAGCCCTAGCCTTACGAACCGGCAACGCCGTCATGCGGTCGCCTTGCGCGACGGCAAGCACCGTCGAAACCGCAGCATCGATTCTGCCGAGCGAACGCGACTTTGCCATTTTGTGATTCTGGAACGGGTCAACCAAGGTGATTGCGTCCGCAAACGCGGAGCGAAGTAATAGCGATGCCGTCGTCTTAATCTTGCCGTCGAATAGTGAGCGGCGGAACCGTTCGATATCTTCGGAACCGTCCTTCCAGCCCATACCGCGCGACACGAATTGCACCCGCAAACCAGCGTTCTGCATCGCCTCGCTAAATTCAGCGAAGCGGAATCGGTCGCCAACGATGCAAGCAATCGGATAGCCGTCAGCAAGCCGCGCTAGGTCCGCCAGCCATGGCCCCGCTGGAACTGTATTTTCACCCATGACTCGGAGTTCGCCGCGCTCATGCATTAGGCTGTAGCGGTCGCCGACGCCATCGCCGGCACCTCGGTCATTCAAATTCGGCTTCGCGGCGAACGTGCCATAGGATTCGAGCCGTCCTGTCTCAGGGAAATAGAAAGATGCTGCCGACATGGAGCGGCTGCCACCAAGGTCGACGCCGAGGATGCAGATGCCTTTTCGTGGTGGTAGCTGTTCCGGCGACACTTCCGCCGACAACCATTCGTCGACCGTGACCAAGACCGACCTATCATCGGAACTGACACGCTCGTTTCGATTGAGATTGCGGAACGATGACAGCGCCGAGCCGCCGCGAGCAATGGCGCGCCGTGCCTGAGCCTGCAACCATTCGAGACTGGCACCGATGCCTTCGGTGGCACCCGGATTCGCGATTAGAAGTGACTCAGCATCATCGGCAGGAAGGCCGAACGCTGGGCGATGTTCCTGCACGTAGGTTCCGGGCGGCGGCTCATCCAACCAGCGGCTAAAAGTGTTGGCGTCGTCCGGTGCGCTCGTGCTGATAATCAGCGCCTTGCCGTTGCGCTTGCCGAGTCCGCTCAGAATGGCGTTTTCAAGCCCGTCGCCTTTCTCCGGTTCCCAAGCGGCGCGCTCATCGAGCACGGCTAGGGTGCTGGAGCCGCCAAGCACTGACTTGCCATCGGCAGCGATACAGCGCGCAAGGCCGCCACCGTTGCCGAGATATTCGACCTCCAGCCTCGAACCGCGACGGATTATGAACTTGTCGCGTTCTTTCTTCGGCAGTCCTTCGACGAATCCAACCAGATAATTGAAGGCAACCTTGGCTTGGTCGCGGTTTCGAGCGGCGAACAGGATATCGCGCTTGGGCTGCCTATCGATGACTCCCATCAGCGCGGCAAGCGAGATTCCGGCCGATAGCGCCGTTTTCGCATTACCGCGGCCGATGCTGAGCACTGCGACCATGTTGGCCGGATCCAGCGCACCACGAACGAACTTTTTCTGGAATTCGGCCAAGCGGAGGCGTTTACCCGCAAGCGGGCCTTCAGGAATCCGGAGCGTTTCAAGAAACGCGAATGCTGTTTCTGCGGCTGTTTTTTCTGGATTTTTCATCGGGAAAGAGAAAAGAACTGTCCCCCTTGCGGCACA